ATGCTGACGATGCAGCATTAGTTGCTGATGTACTGGCGCTGCTTGATGACGTTGATGCGGCAGACGCGCTCGTGGAGGCGTTTGCCGCCTGGCTCGATGCCGTAGAGGCTGATGCAGATGCCGCCGATGCTGACGATGCAGCATTAGTTGCTGATGTACTGGCGCTGCTTGATGACGTTGATGCGGCAGACGCGCTCGTGGAGGCGTTTGCCGCCTGGCTCGATGCCGTGACGGCGGAGGCTGCCGCAGCTGTTGCGCTATTGCCCGAGTTCGTCGCCTGCGTGCTTGCGGTCGAGGCCGACGTCGCAGCAGCAGATGCGCTGCCGCCAGCAGCCGTGGCGCTGTTCGCAGCGTTTGTCGCCTGCGTCGTCGCGGTCGCGGCAGATCCAGCCGCGTTCGTCGCGCTGGTTGAAGATGCTGACGCGCTGGTTGCAGCGTTAGACGCCTGCGTGGCAGCGTTCGTCGAGCTGGTGTTCGCCGCCGTCGCTGACGTGCCCGCAGCAGTGGCGGACGTTGCCGCAGATGAGGCGCTCGATGCAGCAGCCGCCGCCGCAGCGTTCGCCGCAGCCACATCGACCGTCAGCGAGGAGATGGACGTCGTGAGCGTCGTCTCGACCGTCGTCACATAGCTTATACTCGCCATGCTGACGGGGGTCGATGAGTTTTGCTGGATCGAGAAATTGGTGCCGTCGAAGCCCAGCGTGACCACGACCCCGGATGGGCTGGTGAACTGTAGCTTCTTGCCGATCGGGACTAGAAGATTGCCCCGCTTGTCATAGCTGTTGTCTCCCAGGCTGCGAATAGCTTCACGGAACGCAGCTTCGTTCGCGCGATCGTATTCCGCCTTGGGTTCGATGACGGCCAGCTTACTCAATAGCGGCCCCTGCTCTTCAGGATGCCGCGCCAGTCACCGATCCGGGCGTCCGTCTTGCCCGACGCCATACGCAATTCGATCCTGATCTGGCGAGCTGACGTCATTACGCCAATGCGATCGGTCGCGGCGTATGGGCCCAACGTCGTCTCGGCAGCGTTCGGCTGCTCGCGGACATAGAGGTAGACGTCGCAGTCGCCCTGCGTCTTCTCATCCGGCCAAATCTCATCGAGATATGCCACACGACCGCCATTGCCGATCTGGATAGGGCCAGACACCAGCTTGCGGACTTCGCTGTCGTAAGCATAGCCGGTCTCGTGCTTCAGCATCGCGCCGGCAGACGTCACCCGGAGCGGCCATCCGAAGACGTCCGGCCCGAAACCAGCAACTCGAGCCATCGGCGTGTGGTTCCAGTGGCGCTCCCGGGTCGAGTAGATAGCGGCGTGCGTGCAGGTGGTTGCCGATCCGCGCGGATAGTAGAACCACACCTCCCCGAAAGTCGGGTCATACTCGCACCAGCACAGGTATCGATACGCCTCGTTGATGTTGGAGAACACATCATCCGAGATTTCGCACGGGATCTGCTCGATGTAGCCCGCGTAGGTCCAGAAGCCGCCACGGCCCATCCAGTAAGCCGCAGCGCCGACGCCCACCTTGGCATGCTGGGAGATGATCCCGCAGCCATTGGCGATATGCTCAGAGCCATAGACGGTCGGCGGGCCGAGATACTGCAACCTGTGCAGGCCCTCGGTCGTGAACAGGAGCGAGGATCCGCGAATCTTGAGGCCGCAGACCAGCAGCCCGGTCGCCTGAATAGGCAAATCACCAGCCTGGTTGATCGCGGTCGGCGTCCATGTCGTCAGGGTCTCCTGATCTGGCCACGAGAACTGCCTCGGATCGCCATTGGCGCCCAACGCCACGAGGAACCGCTCCTCAGTGACGAAGACGGCGTTGGCAGTCGGCGCACCCGTGACGACCGTTGCATCCCCGCCGCCGCCCGGCGTCCACTCATAGATATTCGTGCCGTTGCAGGCGACCAGCTTCTGACCGAAATTGTCCAGCGACCAATTCGAAGCCGACGTGAACCCGGATGGCGTGATGTCGTCGATCGCCGAGCCATTGTGGGCATAGAGCTTCGTGGAGGTGCCGAAGGCTGCGAAGGTCGCCTCGTTGTTGTCGAGCCATGAGTGAGCCGCGATCGGCGTGCCCGAGAGCGTTCCGGTAAGCCCGGTGGCCCAGCCCTTCATCGGACGGACAACGCCCTCGGCAAAGCGCCAATACTGGTTGTCAAACCAGCGTCCTGCGGACTGGAGCTCTGTGCCCTGCCTGAAAAGGCCAGGAGGTAATTGGAGCGGGACGGGCTCCATCAGGCCGCAAACCCGTTCGGGAGCGGGATGAGCGAATCGGGCGTCGATTGATCCGATGCCAGCAAGTCACCCAGCTTGCGTGAGTAGGCCTGCTCCCACTTCGAGCGCATCTCTTCGAGGTCAAGGCGCATATCAGCCTCCAGAAGGGCGCCGTAGAGGCTCAGGTCGGGGTGATCAGTAATCAGCCAGTCAGTGTCGCCATCGGCAGACAGGGCCAGCAGGGAGCCCGTCCAGCGCATCCGCACGGTGGTCGTCGTCGCCGGCCAGAACACCAGCGTATCGCCCACCCGATCGTAATGCACCGGCTGTCCGGTCGCGGCGTAGTCGAAAGCCTCGATCCGATCGATCGGCTGGTAGGTGATGCGGACGAAATCGCCTGCATTCTGGCGCATGGATTTCACGCCCTGAAAGCCGGTCGGAATGGTCGCCACGCCAGACGTCACAGCCAGAGCGGTCGATAGATTGTCGAGCTTGCGGAACTTGGCGTTGACCAGGATCCGCTGGAGCTCGGCGCGTGAGTTGTAGATGTACTCCGGAATCCGAGACGTCGTCTCAGCAGACGGCAATGACGTGTTGGGCTTGGCCCAATTTGCCACCGCCGTCTTCAAAGATCCGAAGGTCGAAATGGTCATGGATCAAACCCACGTTGACTGTTTGCCGATCCGGTAGTCAGGGCGCTTTCCGGTTAGCCACCCCCAGTTACGCCCATCTCGAATGAAACAGACCGTTGCCTTGCTTACGCCAAAAGCTTTCGCGGTATCTTTTTGGTTTCTTCCATCGCGAAAAATCGCAAGCACTTCAGCTTCAGTAAGCTTTGCCCGGCAGTGTTCTTCACCACGAGCAGTTACCCCGTGAACAACCTTGTCGAAGTTGTTATCGGCTGGAGATTTCCACGAAAGATGCCTCGGGTTGACGCAACCTTCGGCACCTCGCCCGCATGAGTGAGCTGCATGATCGGTTGCGTTTGGCGGCTCTCCGTGCGCCATCCGGCACATTTCACGATGCGCTGGAAGCGACTTGCCGTTGATCTTCACCTTGCCATAGCCACCCGTCGCAAGACTGAAGGGCCAGATAAGGCAATCCTTGCCCGTGTGGCCTGCGTTGGCGTTAAGAAAATCCAGCGAGTGATTGGCGCGCGTCTTTTCGACGCTTCCTGTGGTGCGGAAGCGCTGATAGTGCTTGCCACAGTAGCCGCGCGCCCAGTGCGGATTGGAGCAGTCACCCACAGTGCAAATTGAACTCAAACCCATGTGGTTTGCTTCCCAATTCTATAGTGAGCTGTTCTCAACTTGCTCCAATCGGAGCTATCTAAGAGGCGGTTGACGGCGGCGACTTGGTCGGGATCGGTCGATCGGTAGTCAACGCCGTGCTCTTCCTTCCACTTTTCCATGACGACGAATGGAACAGTGGCGCAACGGCGCAGGAGCTTGCTGTTCTTCCCCTGACCATCGACAGACCAGCCATCATTGTGGTTGGCCATGGCAACGTTGCGATCGAGGGAAGCCTCAGTGTCCTGCACCATCAGGTAGTCAGGCTCAGCACCCGGCACGGTAGGCGCACGCATGAACCAGTGCGTGCCCATCCGCGTGGTGTGTAGGTGCTTGAAGCCGGGCGGAACATCAAAGCTCATGGCTATGCGACCGCCGCGTGTGGATCTCCGATGATCTCGCCATAGCCGTTCAGCTCATGCGTCTGGGCCGTCTGTAGCGGGACGTTCTCGATGATGTCGCCACGAGAGAAATACTCATCCCCGAAGCCGGGAACGTGAATGCCGGTCGAAATCTTCTTGTCGCCCAGCGGCAGGACGCGCATCTGGACAAAGCGCGCGGCGGGGCCCTTGGCCTTGAGACGCGATGCTGCCTCTTCAGCAGCCATCTTCTGGGCCTTCTCAGCCATGTGCCGGCCAAGGATTTCGCGGATGCCATCGTTGTTGATGCGCGGCGGGATCAGGTGACCGATGCCCATCATGGTGCAGCGTTCCATCAGGACGCGGCGTTCGGTCTCTTCCCGGGCGAGAGCGCCAGGAAGGTTCATGTTCATCGTGGTGCTCATGCCGACCGGTGCGTTGTAGGGCTTCGCAGCGGGCTCAGCGGCCTTGGCAGCGAGGGCTGCTTCAGCCTCTGCCAGTTTGGCCTTGAGGGCTTCCATCTCAGTGTTCACAGCGGACGTTGGGGGTTCAGACACGGGCGCAGGACCAGCCTTTGCCTCGTTGATCTTCTCCATCATGCGCTCTTCGGAATAGCGTTTGTCGAGCTTCAGGCCGAGGGCTGCGCCTTCGGCAATCAGTACGGATTTGCGATCCGTCTCGGCCTCAGCCGGAACGGTTGTCACTGTTTCGTCAGTCATTGGGGTTCCCATGAAAGAAGCGGGCGGCTCGTTTCTGAGCCGCCCGTTAGTCAGCGTCCTCTGGGGATCAGAGGCTAGCTAGAGATTAGAGCAGATCGCGGATGACGAAGCCCTGCTTCTCGTTTTTGGCGATGAAGCACTTCTCGGCCAGCGTCTGCCATTTGATGTTGTCGCCGTTGGAGGCGAGCATCTTGGTCTGAACGCCGCGATACGTACCGATCGCGAAGAACTCGGGGTTGATGCCGAGCATGTCGCGGGTCAGGTCCGGGTGCGGGTAGAAATCGAGAGCGCCGAAATCCGACATGTAGCGGTCGGCGCCGGCGACGATGGTTGCCTGCTCGGTCGGGTTCGCGGCAACGCGGATGTCCGCGATACCGGTGAACGACGAAGCGATCTGCTTGTGCGTGCCCGACATGAACACCGCCTTGTAACGGGCGCCACTCGTGAAGCCGGTGACGAGCACCGCCTTGAGCAGAGCTTCCGTCAGCGTGCGCTGCGTGCCGTTCGTCGCGGCAGCAACGACGCCACCCGATGACCAGCCGCCCGATGCGCCAGACGCGCCCATCGTGTCGTTAGTCGCGATCCAGGCGAGAAGGCCAGCGGTTTTCCGCGTGACCGATCCCGGCGTTTCCGCCACCGATGCCTTGTTGGCTGCAAGGCGCGATTCCATGTCGTTCAGCAGTTCCACGCCCTTCTTGGTCTTCTGACGGGCGAGTTCCGTCTCGCGACCAGCAAGATCGGCTTCCATCGCCGTGCCTGAGATCGAGCCGGAGTTGTCGAAGATCTGCGCGAACACGCCAACGCGGGTCGGCTGGGTGTTGGTGTCATACGTGGTGATGTCATCACCTTCGTATGCCGCGTTATCCGGGTCGCGGTTGGCGAGAGTATCGAGCTGCCATTCGTGGAGAACCGATTTGACCTTTACCTTGCCGATCATCGAGGTGATCGGGCGGTCTTCCTGGGCAACGCGGTAGACGGTGTCTTCGAGGTCTTCGCGCTCGCCGACAAAGGCTGAGCGGATGAGTGTACCTGTAGGTGCGGCCATAGTCCTATTTCCTGAGTTTGGCCTTCAACAGCAGCAATTCCGTGTGCTCAGACGCGCTGATGCTTGGTTTGGAATTGAGCTGTTTGAAGCGTGCTTCTGACGATGAAAGCCGCTGGCCTTGACCCGTCGCGGGTGCGTTCGGGCCGGCTTGCAGCTTCGGCTTGGGGGCGGGCGCCTTACCGGCCAGCTTCATGGATCGATCGTAGAGATCAGCCTTACGCTTGGTCTCGGCGAAATCCGTGACGCTGTCGAATTGCTGGGCTTTCCAGGCAATAAGCGCCTCTTGGGCAGAGAGTCCTGACAGACGCTCCGGCGCGAAGCCGTGCTTGTCGCGGAGGTATGCGAATAGTCCCTCGGCGCGCTTTGGTCCCTCTTTCGGATCCGCCAGTTCGGGGATCAGATCGGGAAGCAGTCGCTTCTGCTCAGCCACGAATTCAGCAAAGGCTGTCCGTTCGGCCCGCGTCTTTGCGGCGAAGGCCTCGTCCAGTTCTTTCTTTTCGCGGCGTGCAGCGTTCTGCAAGCGAAGGTATTCAGCCGGGTTGGTCTGGGCGAGCTCATCCGCATCATCCGATGCGAAGTAGGCTTCCCATTCCTGCATCCGGGCTACACCGGGATCGACATACTGCTCTTCAATGCGAGATGCTGTCTCGAGAAGCTGCTGTTGCTTGGCTTCAAAGGACTTCCGCACCTCTGCGGACTCTTGCATGGCCTTGGCTACGGCCTTCGTGCGCTGCTCTTCGTACTTCAGGACAGCTTGCTGTTCCTTAGGTGCGAGTTTGGCGAACGATTCCTTGCCTTCGGCATCCCAAAACTTGGGGGGATCGATTGCCGGCGCTGCCGGTTCGTCCTCTTCCCCATCTTCATCGCCTTCGACGTTGGCTTCTGTGAGCTCGTCTTCGGCTCCCTCGTCCACCTGGGGAGTGGCTTCGGTATCTTCGGTGTCCTCGGCCTCGCCGGCGTCATCAGCGGCGTCAGTCTCGGACGTATCTTTGGAAATCTCTGGTGCAGGCTCGGGCGCCTTGGCCTTGCGCGTCGGGACGGGCTTCGCCGTCATCAGTTCAACGTGCTGGTCGATCGTCAACGGGGTCGTATCGGCTACCGCTGCGGGCGCCGCTGTTTCGAGTGCCATTTTTGGTCCTGCTAGTTGTTAGGATGGCGTAGCTGTTCGCTCGCCTTGTCCATGACTGCGCTGTCCACGTGGCCCTGCATGACGGCGCGGACGCCATCGATCGCAACGACCATCAGGAGCTTCTCATAGGCCTTGTCCTTCTCGCCATAGCGGGCGAGCTGGATGGCCTCATCCACGCACTTGCTACGAAAGGCAGCGTGCGCCTCTGCCGTAATCTGCAATTCATACTCAGCCAGACGACCGTTACGCTCGATATCGCTCATGGCGTTGTCCTATGCTGCGAGAAGGAGGGCGATGATGTCGTCCTCTTCGCGCTCTTCAGCTTCGATCAGCAGGCGTTGCTGTTCCGCATCAGACAGCGATGCGCCAATCTTTTTGGCCCGTGCCTTGGTAGCTCTCTTGGGCTTTTCCTTAGCCTCAAGAGCATTGATCAGTTCATCAAGCTTCGCGGGCTTGTTCTTGCCGAATGCCTTTTCGGCAGCGTCTTTTGCCTCGGCAGCAGTGGTGGCCTGGAATACCAGTTTCTTCTTGCGCTTTGGGGGCGGGCCTGCGTCAGTTCCAGCCCGCGTCCGCGTCGAGACTTCGGGTTCATACCCCGTAATCACCAGCGCGCCAATTCCGGTATCAACCGTAACGCTGGTCGGAACCGCGACGCTGGGCGCATAGCCCGTAATGGTGAGCGAGCCAGCGTCAGGCGTGACCGTCTGGTTTTGTGTCGCGCTGATCGTCGGCGCAAAGCCAGTGAGCGTCAGTGACCCTGCGTTCGGAGCAACCGTCGCATCGGTGACTGATGTGACTGTTGGCGCGTATCCCGTTAGCGCAAGATTCTGCTGGGCCGGAGTGACAGTGACGTTCGAGGTCGCGCTGACAGTTGGAGCAAGACCAGTGAGAACAAGCGCCTGCTGGTCCGGCGTAACGCTGACGTTAGCAGTCGCAGTGACTGTCGGAGCAAAGCCCGTCAGCGTGAGTACGGCAAAGTCCGGCGTGACAGTTACGTCAGAGCCGCCACCTCCACCAGCGCTCTGAAGTAGCGTTAATAGCGTCATACGCTACACCTTGCCGCCCTTGATT